TAGTGGCCCTATGGAGTGTTTTACCGCTGCTCAGGCGTAATAGATTTAGAGTGTCGTCCACTCCCTTAATAATATTATACACCACCAATTAAACATCGTCTAATTGCAGGGTATTTCCTTCTAGTAAATGTAACCAAGGGGAGTTAAACACTTACTAAAAGGAAGCACCTAACAATTAATTTGTTAGTATGCTCTCAAATTCCTTTGCCAATTCTTCATCAAGAAACTCTCTGTTCTTTTCTGCTCTTGTTAGAACCCTAATCAAGTCCATTTTCTCCTTTATTCCTGCTGAATATGCAATAAACTCTGTATGGGACAATTCTGTGTATTTATTCCCCAATGTTTCCATTGTAGCGATAATGTCCTTTAAAAGATTAGATACAAGTATCTGACCACCCTTTGAGGAAGCCAGTATTTCCATGTCCTTAAAGACATCTCTTTCATCTGCAAGGGTTTTTAATTCCTCGCTTCCACTGTCCTTTATTTGCTTATTTGTTGGTTTTTTCATCTAAATCTTTTTTATCAACCACCACGACATCAAGTTCAGGTATCTGTTTCTTAATGTCCTTTATCTCTGCTTCTAGTTCTTTAGCATTATCATCGAACTCTTTTAGTTTTTCTTCTGCCATTGTGATGAATTGCTGTGCCTCATAATACATGTATACAGCGTTCATCTGTTCCTCTGACAAGTCCTTAATAAACTCATTGTTTCGAGCAATGTTTACAAGCTTTGCCTTTTCCACCTTTGTTTTAGCATCAATCTCTGTCCTTTTCTTGTCGTTCTGTGCTTTAACATGCTCTATCTCCCTAAGAGAGAAGTGGATTTTATGCCCTGTCTTCTCGATGATTATGTCTTTAATATCATCTGCTTTTTGATGAACTTTATACTTCATTTAGATTAAAATTATCTGTTAATTCAGGGGATACTGTGTCGGCTGGATTCTTTAATGCTCTTTGTGAACCTCCCTGCTCCTCAACTGCTTGTTCCCCTAATGCAAGCTGTTGTTTCAATAATTTATCGTTAGCTGCTCTCATCATGTTTCGGATAATAATCTCATCCAGTGTCTGAACATACTGCACCAAGGCTACGAACTGCTCGTTGGTGATATCTTCTTGATGTTCGGTCATATAATCAACAAATCTCTGTTTGTATGCTGTATTTGCTGCTTGGTTAGGCGGTAGGATGTTTCCATCGAGTATCTCCTCAATATCTCTCTCGGCTTCTGACATAAGAGAAGCGTCTCCAAATTCTGATTTATCCATAAGTTGTTTAATAGTTTCCTCATCGAATCCTGCAATATCAGCCTGCAATTCGTATGCTTTTTGAGGGTTTTGTAATGGGTTTTGAGCCTGTGAGTTAAGAAATGCAATTCTTGTCCTCTTTTCAGTTTGTGATTGCATAAGCTCTGCGTTTGAGCTTTCTACCAAAATTCCATAATCATCACCTTTTCTGAACAGGTCTCGCCTTGTAACTTCCATTACTTCAAGTCCCTTTGGGCCAAGAATATCAATAGCCACCTTTTTAACAAGATGTTCTCGCACTCCTGCTTCCCATAGTCGAGCAAATCTCCTATAACCAAATGTATAAGTCTTGTTTAGTAATCCAAATCTATCGGCTGCGTTAGCTTGGTTTCCTTCGTAAATACCTACTTTGTCTTCTTCTGCTACTCCTTTAGCTCCTGCTGTTACACCAGATGCTTTTTCTTGGATTCCATCAAGCATTTCATAAACCTTAACTGGAGTAGTAATAGCTGGTGTTTTGATTACCTGTAATACTTTATCTGCGTCATGTTGTCCTTTAGTTTTGATGTAGCCATCCCTTCGGTATTTAAGCTCTGCAAGGTTCTCAATAGCACTCACATTCACAAGCTTCATCGGCTTATTGATCTGTTCTGCGTTGTCTAATAGCTGGTTTACTGATATAGCCTGTGCCATGAACACTTCTCTCACACCATCACAGAATGATTGTGTCCAAAACTCTGTGAGATCAGGAAATGCACCCCATGTCCAAAATGGAAACTGATTGCTTTCAAATAGATCTGAAAGCTTTTCAATTCTAATAGCTGTTGAGCCTGTTTCATTAAGTAGTATGTAGTATCTTTCTCCTTTAAAGGTTGTGTACCACTCCCAGAAGATAAACTTATCAGGACTACCGATGTTTTTCTGTCCTTTCCATACACCAAAGTCGTATGATCGGCTTTTCTTGTTTGTTTCCTCTTGTGTTTCTTCTGTTGAGTTTCCATCCCCTTCAAGCAAGGCTTTTGATTCTGTTCTTAGATAAACCCTATCTTTAACACCTTTTTCGATCTCCCATCGCTCTTTCACTACTCCGTATCGGCCCATGTACATTGCGTTTTCAATATCAATTCCACCTGCTGATGGATCAATAAGAAAGTCATATACATCTACGTTATCAAGATGTGCTGCATATCCATTCTGACTGTCTGCATAGTATGAGTAAATAGCACGACCATAAATAATCGCTTGTTTCTTTCCTACAATGTCTTTTATGTCCCAATCGTTCTTATCTGCGTCTATAGCTCGTAGCCTGTTAAGCATACCTACACGCTTTAGATGGCTTTCTTTTCTCTTGGTGAATTTGAACACTAAAGGGCTATCAATCTTAGATAGCAAAGTGTGGACAAATGATGACATCTGCCCCAAGTCTACGTTTGCTCGGCTTTCTATTGCCTTTGGTTTGTTTCCAGCGTAAAGTCTCTCGTTATCCTGCCAATTCTTTACCTTTCCTTGTTTGTACTCTCTTGCAAATGAGATTTCCTCTATTGCTTGAGCTGTTATTTGGTCTCTTATTTCTTTTTTAATCATTAAATACGTTTCCCCCTCGTATTTTCTTTTAACTTCACTCCATTATATCACACTAAAGTCCTATTGCGTTGTAAATAGGCTCATCTTCACCCAATATTGCGTTCAAATCTTGCTGTTTGCTTGGTGCATAGGCTATTTCTGACTGCATAGCGAGTGAATCAAGTACATCATCGTGCTGACCTCGTGGAAATACTCTCATTTCTTGCTTCAATTCTTGGTTATCACCTATCAAAAAGATTGATTTTGACTCCCAACGTGGAATTATTCCCCTAATCCGTGTTTCTTTTGATGTTGTGCTGTGTGTTAGAGGTCTAATTATCGGGAATACATTACGTTTTCTCATCTCATCTTGAATATAAGGTTCAATAGCCATTGTAAACGTAGTCTTTTCCAACCCTATAACCTCAAGATCGTATGTTTCCCATAGATAAAAGATATGATCTATAAGTTTCTTACTGTTGATCTTTAGTTTGTATGATTCTATATACCATTTATTCTCCTCTGTAACATGGTTAATAGTCACACCAGTAAAGTCTGCACTTGTTTTTTCTGATACTGCACTGTCGATAGTAGCAAAAGATAGTTTATTTAAATGCTTAATCTCATCTAATGTAGCCTTTTGCTCATATTCTCTCTTGAACTCTGCAATGCTGTCATCAATAGGCTGATTCATCATTTCGTATGAGAATACCTGTGAGCCTAGTTGCTTCTGTTTGTCTTCAATGGATACTTTCCCCGTCTTTTTAGCTTCCTCGTCTGTAAGGGCGTATTTTGCGGGCCAGGCGGGTATATTATCAGTCATTACAGGAACATTTCTCACTCGTATTTTCTGATCTGTTTTTGCTCTTTCCATTAAGTAGGCAATGTTTCCGTATTCTGTGATGTAGTTACCCAAGTAAAGAATACATCCCTCTGGTGACATACCAGCCATAGCTTCGGTTAAATGATCTTTAACTTGCTTTGTATAAGCCTGTGATTCTTTTGTTTTGTTTGTTTCTATATCGTCACACAATAGAAAGTCTGGTCGTTGATTCCTGTGAATACGCCCTCGGACTGATTCTTGTGTAGAGTGGGCTTCTATTCGTATTCCGTTCTCTGTAATAAAGTTATTGATTCGTGTTTGTTTTACCTCATTATCAATCCTTTTTCGTGAAAACATTGTCCCGTAGTCTGCAATGAGCCTTTTGTTGTTTGTTAGCTCATATGCTACGTCAAATAGTATTCTTTCTGCATTTTCCTTATCAAAAGAGTCTACGTTAATATACATTCGTTTCTTGTAAACGATCATCCATATAATAAATAGCTTTGCGAATGTTGTTTTTGCACTCTCTCTAAACATAATCCAAGCCACCTCTCTGATCTCTCCTTCCATTAAGTCATGGAGGTCTTTAACCATGTCTTTATGATATGGGGCTATAGGGTATGTAAAGTAATTAGAGAAGTAGTATATAGCAAAAAGCCCAAAGGATTCTTTACATAGAAATCTCCTCTCGGCTTTTGTTCCATTTATTACCTTGTCTAGTGCTTTGTTATTCATTCAATAACTTAGATAGCTTTTCTCTTTCCTCTTTTGTTAGTTCCTCTGGTATAAGGTCTTTACCGTCTTTACCTGTTACCTCTTGTCTCTCTGTGTAGTCCTCTTTTCCTAAAGTCTTTAATGTAAACTCTGTTGCTTTATATTGATACTGCTTTGCCCCCTTTTCTGGATCATCTAACAGTCCATCTAGTGCTAAATCAAGGTTATTTTCCGCTTTAACCAATTTCCTAGATTTTCCTAGATTTTCCTTTAGCCAGTTAGGCATCTGTAGGCTTATGTTATCTGCATAATCTTGTGAGTATCCTGCTCTCATTGCTGATTGTCTGTAGTTACCAAAAGCGTCACTCTTTGGGTCTAAGAATGACTGCAAAAAAGCTTCCTGCTTTGGGTCTAATACCTTCATTTATTTTATATAACTACCTTCGTATTGATCTGCAAATTGCTTTGCTAAATCTCTAAAGTTTTCTCCATGGCGTTCTTGTGAGTATACTCTTGTAGTTCCATTGTAATGTACTACGGCTTCTGTACCAGCTTCCTCTTTTTTTTTCGGTTCTACTGCAACTTCCGCACCGCTTAGTAATTCCTCAAGGACTGATTTATTATCAGTTGCTTTGTACTTAATGCCAAGAAGGTCTAATTTGTCTTTTAGTTCTTGTTTAGTCATTACCTTATTATACTACTAATCTTCTTTCTTGTCAGTATCTTCCTTTTTCTCCTCT